GATCACCACCACCAACACCCCCACAAAAACCCCCAAAACTAAACGGGGTTGGGAGGGCGGAGCGATTCCCCCCCTAAATTTCTCTGATTTTCTGCCGCTTCTGTGAATACTTCAGTACATCTCAATTCTGTTACGCGCTCGTGATACGTGCTAAAATCCTCTTGCTTTTTCACTAAGGACTAATCATGTCAGCATTAACTGATGCACGCGCATATGTTGGGGGTTTATCAGCCCCAAGCAAGATGCCATGCCATTCATACAATCTTCCCGCACATAAGTGCAACGTAGGGTCACAGCTGTCGAAGCTTTCCGGTTCGGTATGTTCCGATTGCTACGCGTTGAAGGGTCGTTATCTTTTTCCAATCGTACAGCGTGCGCTGGAACGCAGGCTTGCAACGATCCGCAAAAAAAATTGGGCTTCGAACATGGCGCGCAGCATTAACAACGCACCATTTTTTCGTTGGCACGATAGCGGAGATATTCAAAGCTTACGCCATTTGCACAACATCGTTGACGTAGCCAAGCGCACACCTGACACCTTGCATTGGTTACCAACTCGTGAGGTTGGAATCGTTCGCGATTTCCTACGCAATCAATCAGCACCGTCGAATCTAACCATCCGTGTTAGCGCTGCCATGATTGATGGACCACGTCCGAAACATTTTGCACACACCAGCACGGTACACGATAGGACCATACCGACAGACTCGCATGTATGCCCAGCATCCACGCAAGCCAATCAGTGCGGAGACTGTCGCGCTTGTTGGTCTCAAGACGTTAGTAATGTTTCTTACCCACACCATTAAATCCCTGCGGGATTGACGGATTCATGACTCATGCATCCGTCTAGAGAAACCGATGCAAGCACCCTTGCGTCGGTCAATGGGGCGCAAGCCCGCATAAATACTAAGGCGCAAGCTGGCCGCAAGTGGATCTTGTTACGCCCTCGTGCTAGAATCTTTCTGCTTTTTCATAAACTTGGGAATCAACTATGCATAAGAGAATTACTCTTAAAAACCTGAAGCATGCAGCCTATGCATCTCATGAAACGCACTGCTTTAATGCCACCATCTACTTAGATGGCGAGCGTGCGTTCAAGGTATCTAACCAAGGTTCGGGTGGTCCGAACGAATACTTTCCATACCAACGGCAAGGTGAGCGTGACTTTCATTCTTACTATCGCTACGTCAGTGATGCTGCCATGAGTTGGATGAAAGAAACCAACCCTGATTTTCCTTACTTAGATGATGACTGGGCCTGTCTAGATTTTGTGATCACTCACCTCATCAATGACCATCTGCTCTTGAAAAACATGCGCGACATCATGAAACGCAAGGTCGTGTTCTTAGATCGTGATGACAGCAAGGTTTACACCATCACGGAGAAACCCACGCCAGATAAGATTGATTACTTACGTCGTCAACATCCTAAGTGGCAACTCTTTAACGACATTGAATCAGAAGATGAACGTGTTGCCTTATGGAGACGCACATGAACGAAATCAAAATCATCAACAACGATGTAGAAGGCATCGTTACCATCGGTTCCATCATCACTTACCGCATTGTTCTGCATGAAAAGCAAGGTGATACCTATGTCAAGATCGTGGATGAGGAACGCACGGGTGAGGTCGTTGAAATCCGTAACGGATTCTTTCGGATCGTCACAGATGTTGAGTACTTACCTGAAGTGGAATACGTGGATTTCAATTTCGTTTTAGAGATTGGCCCATCACGACAAGACATCCTTGCGGATCTTAAGCCCAAGCTAAGCATCATGTCCTTACTGGATTGGAGGAAAAAATCATGATTAATCAAGTCAACACATATGCTGAGAAGCATGGCTTTGAAGAGATGTTAACTGGCGGTGGATGCACAGCATTCACCAACACATTTGAGATGCCTGATAACTCTATGTTTCTTATCACTGAAGAGGATGGTTGCAATGTTCCAGAAGCAATGGACGAAGCATGTGTCGTAGGTCGTTACACAGATGGCATGGATGTTTGTCTTGCGACTCGCAAAGGCACCTTTGCTCAATGCATTGGGATTGCCTTAGAAGCTAAAGAGAATTGGGAACCATCACCTCCTCATGGAGATCTGTTATGACTAAGTACGAAATTAAAGTACAAGACCACGACTCAGTCGTCATAGAAGCTAAAAATATTTTGGAGTTAGTTAACAAGCTTTACGCATGGATGAATGACCACTGTGCGTATGTAGATGAACTTCTATCTATTGAAACACTATGAATGATCGCTCTGATGCAGGACGTTTGCTGAACTCATTCAAGAAACGCAGAGACTTTACGTGTCGTCTCTGCAAGAAACCTTTTCAAAGCATGAATGCGTACAGCATCTGGTGCTCAGTAGCATGTCGAGTCAAAGGCAATCGTTTAGACAACGCCGCCGATGATCCTCACAAACTGACTGTCGCTGAACGTCGAGGCCCAGACTTGCGTGGTCCTCCCTCACGTAAAAAGAACCTGGTCTCAGACTAGTCTTCCTCAACGAGCTCGGCATCATCGATGTCCTCGAGATCGTCGGGCGCAAGCTCGGTGCGTTTAACCCTGGCCTCTAGCACGGGCGCAAGTTGGTTCGAATCAATGAGCTCACGTAGCCTGCTCTCAACTTCACTCCGATCCATCTGGCTGATCGATCCGTACTTCACTTCCTTCCTCTCCACCATAAGTCCTGCCAACTTAGCCCTGCCTAACTCAGCCTGGACCGCAGGCCCATAGCTCCCATCTTCCAGCGCTGCATCACGGATTGTCTGCAGATCTCGAGCCACCTTCTCAAACGTGATCTCGTATTTCTGCTGTTGGATATGTTGCAACTCGTGAATCCGATCTTGTACGTAACGGAACTTGGGACTATTGAGTAGCTGAGTTGAAACCTCTTGAGGATGTTTGTAACCAGCACGGTGAGCACACTCGTAGTTGGGGAGATCGTGATACACATACAGCTGCACGAACTTCTGTTGCATCTTCGTAAGCTTGGGTTGTTTCTGATGGACTGGATACCGATGGTGATTGTCGGTGATGTCAGCCGCCTGAGTATTTTCAGCCATGCCTGTATTCTGACCTTAATCTTTCCCATTTGAAAACCTCTTTCAAAATTTTTTTTCTTCTACCTCTACAGTGAGAGAGAGGGTACCGAGGTGAGAAAATTTTAATTTTTCTCTCCCTCTCTTTAGAGAGTGACCCTATGACCCTATGACCCACCCTTATAGAATGCGGCCTCCAGAGGGGGTACAGTCAAGGGTCACGTAGGGTCAGCGTGACCCTATGACCCACCATGACCCACCTATATAAATCAATGACTTAGCTCATTTTCACAGGGGGTAGGGTCAAATCGAAAAACCCCCCGTGACCCTACCTAAACGGGGTAGCGCCGCCCTAGAATTCACTTTAACTTTGTCTCCTAAGTTGATTTAACTTGCCTCCCATTTGAGCTTGCCTTGAAGGGGATGTGTATCCACTCGGGGGCGGCTTGGAGTATTCCATCCACGACCTGCTGTTTGGGTTTGGCCTAGGCATTTCCAGCCTGCACCACGGAGGCTGTCACCGCTCTCACTTTCCAGGGTATAGGTGATGAGTTTTGTGTAGCCCATTGCTTTTGCAGCACGCCAGCAGGCACCGTACAACATTGAGCAGGCGTTCCTACTACCATCGGTAGCTACGCGGTTGACCTCCAAGGTCCAACCGTTATCCACTACCCGAGACACTGGCCTTCCAACAATAGCTACGCCTCTCACTTCATCCTTGTCATCAGCCACAGCGATTGAGAACTTGGAGCCAGGGACTGGCTTGTGATGACGATGATGTTGTTCCACGAAGGCGTTCGCTTCAGCTAGTGTTGTCGGTACGATTCGTAGCATTAAACTTTCCTTCAAACCGCTTTCTTGTCTCATCTTCCCAATGTCCCATGCGTAGTCCTTCGTTATCAGCACGGCCTTCCATCGGGGTGTTGACACGTTGCACCTCGAGCTTCCGCACGTAGGCCCACTGCTTAATCCATGACTCATCCACCACGTCACCGCCCGGGATGTGATAGCGATTAAGATTGCTGATGTCCTGCACGAATTCGTACGGACCTACCACTAGGTTATAGCGTGGCACTTGACGTTCCATGCATCTCCTCCTCAATGTCTAAGATCATACGACCTAAGCGCTCCACCACTTGGGGCACCACGGCATTACCTAATCCTTTAAGTCGGTCCACCCGATGGGGAACCCCATTAGCCACTCGACCCACGTCGGGTTCAGGCTCCCAGTGTTGGGCGACTGGCCCACCACTCTGCTCAGGTTCGGCGTGTTGCGATCCCCAATCCCCTCCACTCTGCCATCCTTCCAATCTCTTGCCGCCGGGGTTGGCCACAGGGCGACTGCGCTCTCCAGATCGCTGGGTTGCTTGCGCTTCTCTCGAATCAACTTCTTCGGATCGGCTCCGTACTTCGGACCTCTCGGTGTTGGCCACATCTTCACTGCTGTTGCCAGACCATCCCCGCTGTTCTTGCTCAACCCCTTGCGATTGTAGTTGCCGTTCTGGGTGGGGGTCGGCCATAGGTTGTGACGTGCCATCGTGTCCAAGCTGGGCATCCCTGCTCCCTTGAACGTTGTGCCGTCCTTGCGTTGCCCATTCTGCCCCGTTCCGTAAGGCTGGGCCGTTGGCGTGGGCACAAATCCAGACTCGATTGCGAATGTGGTGGGCATCTGCGGCACAAGCCGGAATAACAAACGCCCCTGCGGAGTAACCCGCTTCTTCCAGATCAGCGAGGCACTGGTCGAGTTCCATACTGATGATTCCAGGCACGTTTTCGCCAAGCACCCAAGCTGGCTGAACCTCCCGTATAACTCGTAACATCTCCGGCCAGAGATGGCGGTCATCTTGCTTGCCTCGCTGCTCCCCAGCGTGGGAGAAAGGCTGGCAGGGGAACCCTCCGCAAACAAGCTCAACTGCCCCTTGGTATTGTCGTCCATCGATCTTCCTTATGTCCTCATGGATGATGGCATCAGGCCAGTGCTTCTGCAGGATACGCCGACAGAACGGCTCAATCTCACAGAAGGCCACGGTCTCCATGCCTACCCGCTCGAGACCCAGGCTAAACCCCCCGATCCCGCTGAACAAATCAAGAACTCTCATGCCCATTCCGTTATACTCCCAGTGTGCATCCACCCCGATGCATGAGTGAAAAAGCACGGGGATAAGCGGTTCTTGTTTCCCAAGGCAGGGATCGCCTCCCCTTTCATACCCCACACATCCCGTCGCATTCATCCATAAAGCTAAACGTTGCTTGGCCCTCTGCCGGATCGGCTAGGTCAGCATCACGTAAGGGTGTGAGGGTTCGATGAATGTACAGTTGTTGAGATGTCCCTCGCACACCTTCTCGCACGGCTTCATCCACCATGCAGGCATCTTCCCAAGATTCAGGGTCACTGCTCTTCATCTCCCGCCATGTCGCATTGTCATGATAGGGACAGAAAGTGCATGCTGATTTGCTAGGCAACTGGTTGTACCCATGATCTTGTAACCACTCCAGGCATTGCAGCCGAGTCATATGCTCCTCAATGAGGGGCCATCGATGACGTTGCCATGCTTCTCTTGGTTCTTTCATGCGCTGCATTTCATCCCAAGAGATACCAATCCATTGTTCAGCAAGGATCTTCACCTTCCCTGCCTCATCTTTAGGTGCGCGTTGCCTAGGCTTTAGACCTACCAGATCCCTAACCTTCTTGTTGATAGGTTGGATCTTGTATTCATTGGTACATTGCCGCCGAAGCATGCCTTCACGCTGTCCTAGTTCGGAGGTCGTGTAAAAGGGAGACCCAGCGAAGCGTCCTACAAAAGAACCATCTTCGTTTGCGGTCGTGGATTCCAAGATGGACTCACGTAAAGAACCTTTGGTTACCTTGTGTACAGGGAAAGGCAGCTGCGTTTCCAGCCAACTCAACCATTCATAGACACGGGTAGGCTCAGCCTGAGTATCAGCAAAAATTGCACAGTCAGGCATGGGTGTAATCTCACCATGAGCTGCCATCAATGCCATCGTTGAAGACTGCACGCCCGCACCTAATGAGATAACAGTTAACATTACTCAACCTCCCATGGTTTTTGCATATCATTCGATGCTAGGTAATGCCACACCGCTTTACCAGGTTCAGCATACGTCTTGACCTTATCTCCCAAGTACTTCTGTACGTAGGTGACAGCATTTCGGCAAGCCTTATTACCACTTGAAAGCTCCGCTTTCTTTAATGCTTGACGTGCCAAGATCTCTAGTTCCTTGCGTCGGTAGAAGGTGACGCTATCCATTGCCCCCATAAGCACACGACCAATCGCAACCTGATCTTCCTCTGAATGTTGTTTGCCTGGAGTGATCGGTGTGAACGCATTGACCTTCCACTCACCTTCATCAAAGTCGAATGCCGCCAGATGTTCGTTGGGTTCCTGTGCATTACGTGCCTCATAGAAGAGATTCACGTCAGGCTTCTCGCCCAATAGCTTGATGCCGCTATCGAACCAGCCTGCGAAGGCGCTGCCTCCCCGTGCTGACATGAAGCTCTTGTCATCAGCACGTTCTTTGCCGGTGTGATGGGCAACAATCACGCAGATATTGTGCGCCTCAATCAAGAGATCGATGCGATCCAATAGCTTGTGAATCTCAGCGTTGTTGTTCTCTTCTCCATCAAAGAAGTTAATGATGGGGTCGATCATGACGAGGTCGGGTTCGTGATAAGCGATCTCATCGCTGATCATCTGGATGTCACCGTCTCGCATCAGATTCTTACGTAGGCGCCCACTCGGAATCAGGTTGCCATACCCCATCTGCAGGAGATCAGGGTCGGATTCAAACTTCCGATAGTACATTTCAACTCGGCTCTTGATGAACTCACGGATGATCTCCGCTTGTAACCACACCACCTTAAGCGGTCGGCTGAATGGTACCCCCATGAATTCAGTGCCCGTTGTAGCAGCGGCGGCAAAGCCACCAAGCCAGTTCGACTTGCCGATCTTGGGCTTACCTAACAGCAGCACCCTTGAGCGTTGAAAGACAAAGCGATCACCCCAGTACTGCTCAACCGCGGAATCATCTAACTCAGTCCAACTCTCGTGGGTGAATACCTCTAACCCCAGCGGGTGCTTTACTTCTGCAGGCTCCGCTTCAATGGGATCTTCCTGGCTCTGGATTTCCTTGAGCTCTTCAGTGAGATCGACATGCCAGTTACTTGTCTGCCACCTCAACGCACCACCATCAACATCTTCAGGGTGCCGTTGGATATGACCATGGATAATGCTGACCGTTGTCTGCGTGACTTCGATCAGTCCCATGGGTGGGGCTAAGGTTTGATTCCAATCCTGGGCTTTGATCAGCACTTCACGCTGACCCCAGCCTTCCTTGATCCACCGGCCAACCAGCCGTGCCAAGGTATCGTTGCGTTCACCCATCTTGACTGGGTCTTCAGTCAGATGCTGCGTGATCTTCTGGACTTTGCCTTCGTTGTTGAACGCTAAGATGTTCTCAAGATCGGTTTGGTTGAGGGCAGGTAGATCGTCCATGTCTTCAGCAATGAAGTGTTCATCGATCTTCCATTCGTATCCTTTGCTGGGTGTGATCAGGACGTAGCCGCCTTCACCACGGACATCCAGTTTGTTGGAGCCAGTGGAGTTACGAACGTTGACTCCACCAATGGAGTAGAAGAAATGGGAGCCACCTCGAGGCGTCTTCTGCCTTAACGGGGTACGACTGACACCTCCCTGACTAATCCATTCGACTGCCTGATCCGAGTCAGCGTCCAAGACAGCGAAGGTAATGCCTGTGATCGCTGCCCAGTTGGCATTGGGATACATCTGGTGCCATGTCTTGACCTCTTCCCACGTAGGTTGAGCACGTTGGTAGTGCTTCCAGCTAACCCGTGGGGTCTTAGCCCAGCGTGCGCTCAGGGTGGGTTCATCATCAAAGGGATGGCGGCTGCGAAAGAACTTAGGGACCACGTCGGTAGGACTACCGCATGGGATAAGGTGGAACCTGTGTTGCCACAGATTCTCTAGGATCTCTAAAGCTGCCTCTGGTGATAGGTCTTCCCCACCACCCGTTGGCAGAAGCAAAGCCATCAACTTCTCACATGTTCAACCCCCAGCCTGACTTGCATCGCAGGACTACGTGTCTTGCTGATGTCATCAGGCTGAGCGATTTTTGAATTGATCTCCTCGGCAGGACCAAATATCGATTCCCAATCTAGCTCCCCATTGGAAGCCACAATGAATTTCTTAGCTTGCTTCACTGCTGGTGAGCGAGTGAGGTAACGGTACTGCCTGATGGACGACGGATTGATGCCTGTTCGACGCACAACCTCGTCGTCTCCAAGCTTCCAAATCCATTCAGCTAAAGTAATCTTTTTCTTCGTAGCCATTTTTTGAAAACGTACTCTGCTCTATAGACCGCCAATAGAAAAAGTGTATCTTTTTCCTTGACTCCCCGTCAAGCGCATGCGATAAATGCTCTGTGATGTGGTGTGTGTGTATAGAGAGAATAGGAAAATTGCTATGGAGATTGCGGCTTTAAAAGCTCTGCATTTGCAGTTCACGACGAAGATAAAGAAGTTAGAACGTGTGCTTGCTGGGGTCGAACGTGACCTTCTAGACCATCCCGAAATTCAAGAAGCTATCCTTCCCCTTCACAACGCTGGCGGCAGTAAGACTGTCGATGGTGTTTGTGTGGAACTGCGTCGAACGCATCATTGGGATCAGGAAACGCTGACCGATATCTGCGACCGGATCGAACGTCCTCATTGGCCTCACTTCATCAAGGAAGTCATTACCTTAAAGGTAGACAACCGAGAGTGGATGAAGTGGGCGGCTGCTAATTTAGATGCTGCTGACATGTTCACTCCAGCCTATGGCTTGGAGGTGAGTCAGCCGAGGGTGAAGGGAGTGAAGGAGGATGAGGATGACTGAAGCCACAAAGCTTGAGCTTTCCTTCACCCCGAAACAAATTTCCTATCTGGCTCACACGAGTTGCAAGTCGTTTATTCATGACCAATACGAACGTTTTGAATTTGATGACTCGGATGACAATGTGAACCACATGGTTCTAGGCTGGCTGCACTGGCTTGAGAACGACTCATACCTCTCGGCCCTGATCATGCAGCAATTTTGTATTGCACGGGGTTACCGCGCATCCATCCTGACCGATGAACACAGAGGGGAATGGGTAGTGTGGACCGATGATCCACTTGATATGGAATGACACATGAAGATTAAAAAGAACAAAATCTATGAAGAGGGTGCTTCCCCGATAAACAAACTTGCTGTACGGATGCTCTGGCGTGGAGAAAAGTACGAACCGCCCCATAAGTTTCTTAATTGTTTTAAGACTCAACCCTCGCTCTATCAACTTCCTTCAGATCAAGGAAGCAACGTTACATTGGTAAATCATTTAAGAACTATGACTGGAAAGCGATTTGGCAGGCTTGTCGTACTTGGTAAGCATCAACCAGATAAAAACTATCTTGCCGTTGTAAAGAACGCAAAACTCCATAACTTTCTTACAAAACCCCCAAAGAAAACAGCCTCCGATATTTTAGCCTTCGAAGAGAAGTATAAAAAAAGGCAGCACAACGGGGGTCACGCTAAATGGGTCTGCCGTTGTGACTGTGGTAATTACTGTCTTCAGTACACAAGATCTCTAAAGAACGGCCGTGGAAATCTCTGTTCTGAATGTGAGCATTTAGAATACATGAAAGGCAAGACATCACAAAAATCAACCAACCAAAAGGAGGACATAAATGTCACTACTTGAAGCTGTCTCTCGTCAAGGAGAGATCCCGCCCCTACGAATGAACATTCAAGGGACGGATGGAATTGGTAAGAGCACGTTTGGAACGGGTGCTCCTGACCCGATCTTCATCCAAGCAGAGGATGGCCTTAGCTACTTAGATGTTGATCGCTTCCCTCTATGTAATACATGGAGCGACCTGATGGATCAGGTTGAGACGTTGTTCAAGGACGACCACAAATTCAAGACCGTCGTGCTTGATACCACGGACGCCGCCGGGAATCTTTGCGAACAGCATGTTTGTGAAGATAACTCATGGAAATCTATCCAAGCACCTGGCTGGGGCAAAGGGCCAGCTGAACTGCGCCTTGTGTGGGCACATCTTCTTGATGGACTCAACGCACTGCGAGTGGATCGCCAGATGAATGTGATCTTACTCTCGCATGTCGAGGCAAAGATCTTCAGTGATCCGAGTGAAGGAGACTACAACCGCTGGGAAATGCGTTGCGATAAGAACGTCAATGCGTTGATCAAGGATTGGGTGGACTTCAATTTCTTTGCCAACTACGAGCTCAACAAGATCTCTGACAAGCAAGAGAGAAAGAACCGTGCCATTGCGTATGGAAAGCGCAAGTTGTTCACGAGCTTCAATGCTTCGTTCGATGCGAAGTCACGCTTGGAACTTCCCAAGGAACTTGAATTCACTTGGGAATCTTTCGCTGATGCCTACACCAAGGCGCTATCTAATCAACAATCTAAAGCCGCGTAAGGAGAACGAACGATGGCATTTGACAAGCTAGACCTGACCCAAGTTGAAGACACCAGTGGTGACTTCGAGCCTATCCCTGATGGGAAGTACATGTTGCAAGCAGTTCATTGGAAGGATGATCCGTCAAGCACAGGAAGACCCATGCTGACTGTTCAGTTCTCAGTGGCAGAAGGTAATTATCATAACCGCATAATCTTTGAGAACTTTGTCTTAACGGAACCCGTTGCCTTGGGACGCTTGAAGTCTTGGGTCGCTTCTTGTGGGTTGGAATCGGAGATTAAAGACTTCAACTCTTCGCACATGAATGACTTGATGAACAAGAAGTTCCGAGCCAACGTCAAGATTCAGCCGCCAAAGGATGGTTACGGGGCATCCAATGGAGTGAAGTCTTTCCTACGTCCAAGCAATGGTGATCAAGCTCAAGAGGCCGAGACACCTGCTGCTGAGGCACCGGCTCAATCTAAACCCAAGTGGAGCAAGTGATTGGAGGAAGACGATATGTATCGCATGTTATTTGAAGATCCAAATAACCCAGAGCGGGAAGAGATCCTCAATATCATCGCTGACTGTATCGATGACCTGAGTGATCAAGGGTTTGATGACAAGGATGTCATCGAATGCACAGTTAAATACGCGCTCACGTTAGCTTACTTAATGACCACGGAAGAGAGCATGGATGAGCTAGTCGAATCCATTAAAACCAGCGCTCTAGAAGTCAGAGAGCAAGCCATGAAAGCAAATAAGAGGAATCTCAATTGATTAATACGCAAAAACTTTCGCTGCGTGCTGCTGTTAAAGGCATGTATGCCATTCAAAAAACACGGATCAAGGTAGGCAACAACATCGTTGCAAACTTTAAGGTGAAGCTAGGGCAAGAACCTGGCAAGCCGGAAGAGGAGTTGGATGCTGATGCCAAGATGTTGCTGAGCCAGCTGCGACTCTCTTTCAAAAAGATCACCGAAGGGGTGGTGTCCATGACGCCAAAGAAGTTTAAGGCCGATGGCATTATCTCAGACTACACCGAGTACGCTTTGATCCAGCAGTACATCCAGCTTGAAGAAGCTGAGAGTACTTCGTTACGTAACATTCACTATGCGGTACGTAACTTCCCCATCTACTACACCTTCCTTGAAGAAGTTAAAGGATGTGGTCCGTTGATGGCGGCAGTCATCATCAGTGAGTACGACATTCACAAGGCCGAGTACCCGAGCTCACTGCATAAGTATGCTGGGCTGGACGTGGTCAAAGGTGAGGGGCGATCCCGTAAGGCGCATCACCTTGAGGACGATACCTACCTTGATGCCAATGGTAAGGAACAGACCAAGAAGTCGATCACTTTCAATCCTTTCCTGAAGACCAAGTTGATCGGTGTCTTAGGTAGCTCCTTCATTAAAACGGGGGGGTATTACCGCACGGTTTATGACAACTACAAAGAGCGACTTGCCCACATGCCTGCTCATGAAGAGAAGAGCAAGGGCCATCGTCACAACATGGCCGTGAGGTACATGGTCAAGAGATTCCTCGTGGATCTTTATGTGGCATGGCGGAAGCTTGAAGGATTGCCAGTGGCATCTGAATACAGTGAGGGGAAGTTAGGGATTAAACACAAGGCGGCTTAAGCCAAAAAAGACTAGACAACCAGAAAATTCGAGCGAGCCACATGACCCAAGACAACCAAATTCCTCGAGCGAGTCATTGTAACGAAGACAACCAATGGATATCAGCGAGCCAGATGGTCCAAAGACAACCATGGGAGAAAAGCGAGCCATGAGCAACGAGACAACCACCGAAAGGGAGCGAGCCATCTGCAAGGAGACAACCAGAAGAAAAAAGCGAGCCATGGGAAAATAGGAACCCATTAACCTGAAATGAGCCAGAAAACGGGAGACAACCACACATCGTTAGCGAGCCAGAAAACAGCAGTCAACCAATATGTAAAAGCGGGCCAACTGTATATAGAAACCCAACTGACGTTAGCGAGCCAGAAATGGGGAGACAACCACTGTGCACGAGCGAGCCATTGGGTGAGAGACAACCACTGAGCATGAGCGAGCCAGCTGAACGAAGAAAACCAATGTTGTGCAGCGAGCCATGGAACACAAGAAAACCACGCTTCCTTAGCGAGCCATTGGGTGAGAGACAACCACTGAGCATGAGCGAGCCATCGGTAAGGAGACAACCAGCGGTGTAGAGCGAGCCACGGAAATCAAGACAACCAGCAATGAAAAGCGAGCCATATGCAATGAGACAACCACCGAATGGAAGCGAGCCAGAGAAGAAAAGACAACCAGTGGCAGCAAGCGAGCCAATCCGCCTGAGACAACCACGATCACAGAGCGAGCCATTGCGGATGAGACAACCAAAACTGCCAAGCGAGCCATGAGGATCAAGACAACCAATCTTACGGAGCGAGCCATTGCCCAGAAGACAACCAACGAACAAGAGCGAGCCGAAATCAGGAAATCACCCTATGGATAAGAGCGAAACATGAAGTTACGTTACTACCAACAAGAAGCCCTTGACGGTCTAAACCATTGGTTTGCCACGCAGTCTCGTGATGCGTACCCACTCCTTGTGTTACCCACGGGGAGTGGGAAAACCATTGTGTTTGTCTCGTTGATCAAAGAGATCCTCGAGATCGCACCCGAGAACCGCATCCTCATCTTGGCTCACCGCCAAGAGTTGATTGCTCAGGCTAAAGATAAACTGCTCATGGTCTGGCCCGATGCACCATGCAGCATCATGGCGGCAGGACTTAAAGAGTTCGATGCCAGTGCCTCCATTGTGATTGCCAGTCGAGACACCTTGGCCTCCAAGAAACGTCTTGAAGCAGCACCTCCCTTTGATTTCATTGTGGTGGATGAAGCCCACCATGTGTCACTTCAAACCGAAACTCAGTACCGCAAGATACTGGATCACTTCAGGGAGTTGGGCGATCCGTGGATCATGGGCTGCACGGCTACGCCTTATCGCATGGGCCAGGGCTACATCTATGGATTACAAGATCAGTTCTTTCGAGGAGTGGCTTATCAAGCAGGCATCCCCGAGCTCATTAAACACGGTCATCTTTCTCGTTTGTCTGCGTTTGCTGTGAACAAGCAGGCCGTCATCGATGCATCCAAAGTACGGCTTAAATTTAAGGGCGGTGACTATCGGGAAGGCGAGCTTGCAGAACTGGCTATGCATGAAGAAACCATCTTGGCCATCATCGCTGATTGGATTGATAAGGCTTACACCAAAGGTCGTCTTAGCACGGTGTTCTTTTGCGTGACCATTGCTCATGCCGAGAAGATGACGCACTTCTTGAGAGAAGCAAAGATATCAGCTGCACTTATTACTGCTGAAACTCCCAACGATGAGCGAGCTCAGATCCTTAAGGACTTTGAGAACGGTAAGATTAATGCGCTATGCAACGTTGCTGTGCTGACCGAAGGTTGGGATGCACCACGCACTGACTGCATTGCTATCCTACGTCCCACTAAATCACTGGGCCTTTATGTCCAGATCTGTGGCCGTGGCATGCGTCCATGGGGAGAGAAAGAGAACTGCCTACTTCTAGACTATGGTGAGAATATGGAACGTCATGGCTGCATTGATGTGGCGAAACCGCCCACACCTGAAGATGAAGAGAAGGAAAAGATCTGGATTTGTGATGCATGCCTGCATGTGAATCCCATCGATGCACCCCTATGTGGAGAGTGCAAGGCGCCGAAGCCCCTTCCTGAGATCGTGGAGTCCGATGTGATTCCTTTTGAGGAAGCAGAAGAAGATGCAGCGGCTGCTCGTATTGCCGCCAAAGGCAATGTGCTTTCGGATGAACTGAAAGAAGCACCGATTCAAGAGAAGGTGCATGACATAAAGAATGTCACGGCCGAAGTGAAGGTGTCAAAAAAAGGCAACACGTACTGTGGGATCTCTTTCTTTACTGAAGATAGTTTCTATCCCTACAGCATGGCTCTGATGATCGGCATGTATGGGCGTGTGGGTGTTAGATCCATGGCGCAATGGCGCAACTTAACTCAATGGCCTCATGACTTACCGCTGGATGTGGATGAAGCCGTTAGGCAAATAAATCTGGGGGCTTTCAACAAAATCTCCTCTATCACGGTACGTAAGGAAGGAAAATACTGGAATGTTGTTGGAACTGGATTCTGAAGAGTACTGTCAGGCGCTGGTTACGCGCATTGATGACAAGGTTAAGGAGCTAGATCAACGCTATCGGGGGCACCTGGGGTTCAGTGGCATTGGTGATTCGGATGAGCGCAAGCTCTGGCTGAACTTCCGCTGGTGCCTGCCGCCTACCTTTGAAGGCCGCATGCTACGTCTGTTCGATCTGGGCAATCACATTGAAGATCAGGTGATTGAACATCTAGGCAACGTCCTACCTGTTGCCGCCAAGGATGAGGATGGAGAACAGTTCAACACTTCTTTGCTAGGCGGCCACTTCGCTGGGTCCACGGATGGTCTAGTCAAAGATGTGTTCCCTGCTCCCAATGAAGACACCATGCTGCTCTTGGAAGTAAAGAGTGCTAATGACAAACGCTTTAAAGAACTGGCCAACAGTGAGGACTATGAGGGATGGTCAGAGACTTATCGATGGCAGATCCATTGCTACATGGGTGCTTTCAATCTGGAGTACGCCCTCGTGGTGGTCTACAACAAAAACACCAGCCATCTGTACACCCAGATCATTCCGTTTAACGAGAAGATTTGGGAGAAAGCTCAAGAGAAAGCTCAACGGATCATTGAATCTTCTGTGCCTTTTACTGCAGGGAAATCTGAATCCGCATGGGAAATGAAGTACGAGGCTCAGATCTTCAAGGACATCTACTTTAAACGGCGTCTACCGCCCTCTGCCAACTGTCGTAACTGCCTGAGTAGTAAACCCTTAACCTCCTCAAACGGCGCTGTGTGGTTCTGTAGGAGGCATGAGGCGGCCCGTAGTATTGAAGACCAACGGGCTGGATGTGAAGACCATCTATGGATACCTGACCTGGTGAACGCCGATCACTTCCCAGAGCAGAGCACGGACGATGTGATTGCCTACACCAAGGAAGGGAAAACGTTTACCAACGCCATCAAGAAAGAAATAGGGGCCATGGCTTTCAGTAGCGTTGAGATGCGCGAGCTCTCAAAGATAGACTTCGATGCCAACGTGATGGAACACATGGAACCTTTACGTACTGAGTTTAACGGCCACTACATAGAGGCCATGAATGAGGATGAAGACGCTTTTTAAGAAGAGATTTTTTCTTTTTCTTCGATAGGAACGTCTTTGGTTGTCCACGCCTCATCTTTTTTGGTGGTCGGATCATCTGCAACAAAGCGACCATCTTCATCGCGTGTGCGTACTTCAACTTCCTTGACCTTACGCACGTTGCGCTTCCACCAGCTACGTAAACTCATCGCTATCTCCTATGTCCAAGACTCTTTTTTGCCGCCCCAGTATTCTCGGGCATGGCCTTCCTCAATGAGTATCTTACAAATATCCTTACCCTCTTCGGTATGTGGGATACCTAAGATACGCCCGTACTTTCCCCGACCTAACGACTGCACGGCCAGCTTCTCACCGCAAAGCTCCTTCAACCGTTCCTTTGCCGCTAGACCCAGTACCTTTTCTTCTTTGTTTCGGGTTCGGGATTCCGGTGTATCAATGCCTGCCAAACGAATCCGTTGCTTGTTAAGCCACACAGAAAACCCCAGATCAATGTCCACATCAATGGTGTCACCATCTATTACCCGTACCAGCGTTGCGTTGTAATAAAAGGGGTCACTCATGCTGCTTCCTTGGGTAGAACGTCAGCGTTTGGGTTGGTGACGATCTCAATGCTCACGTCAGGGTACAACGCCTCGACTAGTTTCTTTTTGAGGTTGAAGACATGGGTGAGCACACCCTTGGTATCTTCCACGATCACACGCTCATTCACCTTGTAGCGAAAGTCAGCGTAGTAACGACAGATCAACTTACCATTCACGTCACATCGATACGGCACCTGGGTCTCAAGATCACTGATCTCGCCTGCCTCCTGCAGCATCTTCAGAACTTTGTAACGTGCTCCCTCAAGCTTGGAATCAAATGTAATGCCATCGTAAGTTACCTTGATGGCTTTGTACTTGTTGCGGTAGCGGCGTCTCATGGCTCACCAATACCAAGTAACTTATTGATCTCAGCTTGGCGTAGAGCCTGAGTGCCTTGGGTGGGTGCTGCTGGTTGTTGGGCCGCAGGTTGCTGATTGAATAGTGATAAGGGTGGTGCGCCAGGAGCAGTAGGTGCTGGAGGGCTAAAGCTCACCCCTCTTGCTGGCGTGAGGTCAGGGAATCGACGTTGCGCTTGCTGAGCGTACGCTTGAGAGATAAGCCCCATATCAATTGGGTTTGAAACTTTATTGCGTCTAGCCAACTGAGCCTCGGCAATTGTTTCTTTGGAGGGGAAGAAAGGAACAAAGGTTCCATTCATGATTGCTTGGTACTTAGGTGTCTTGGCACGCTTCAGTGGAGCAACGATGTCTGCATCAGAAATCCCCAACAGTCGAGCATCTTCCACCGCCATAGACAAATCGCGTAATCCTTTGAAGCGTTGCTCGTTACTTAAGACATACGCTTTAGTTATATCTTCAGCCGACTTAGCGTCTCGACTACGGGCCACCCTGTTAAATATTCTGGCGGCTTCACGCACTTGTTGGCTTGCTTCAATACCTCGATAAAACAATGTGTTTTCTATCTGAGGCTTGATGGTTTTTGCACCGCTTAAAGATTCCACCATTGTCCCAAGAGCATCTAAGCGTTCACCTGTACGTTTCCGATTGGTAGCAGGATCAGCACCAAACGCAAGGCCAATGGCTTTTGGAAAATCTCTTGCCTTTACATCCAGATACAGCAACCCGCCACCCAATGGGGAATCTGCACCCGCCCGAATCTCAATGGGAGAGATGCCAGGAGTAAGAGATTCCAGTAGGTGAGATAGTCTTTTCCCCCATTTCATGGACTCAGGGTCAGCTTCATTCCAAATGGGACGCCCAAACTCTGTTTGATTTCTTGCAACATCCAGCATCTTTTGCGTGATCATGGATTCCGAAACGAAGGGTGAAAGAAACTCACCGACACTTTCATTCAGAGAATCATAAACAATGCTAAGCATCTCCTCTTCGTTATCAATGCCTTTATTAACGGTATTCCACAACGCCGTGATGGGCCTACGCATGTAGTCGTAAGGGTTGGTGTAAGAGAAATTATAAAACTCAGTGGGGTTGCCTTTTTTATCGGAAGCGATAGGAATCAATTCACTATGACGATCCCATGGTGCAGCAAAGGAGCGTTTGTATGCATCGACTTGCTCTCTATCACTACCTGTAAGCCACAACCCCATGTTGTAAAGCCCAGTATTCAATCCAAACTGAACTGCACTTAATCCTACGAGCCGACGCATCCCTATAGAGCGAATCTCTGGAGATTCACTTGCCAGTTCTTTGACGGCTCGAGTCAGGATATTGCCACTGGTACGAAGAATTTCTGCAGGAAATGCAATGAAGTTACCTAAAGGCAACCGACGTAAAGCTTGGATAGCTGGAGGGATACGAGCGTAGTTAGGGACAGTGTCCCTAACGATGGCGGCAGCTTCTCGTTCCAGAGCCCTAGTTAGAGCTTTGTCAGTGAGTGCTGCAATATTTGCTCCTCGTCCAAACTCCAATATGTTCTGAGCATCTGTTGCTGGAATATTGAGCGGCCTTCTACTTTTAGCTGCTGTCTGAATAGCATTTTCAAGACGCCCATATTCCATCTTGTAGCTATAGATCTTCCAGACATCATCAGAGCCTTGATAAAGTTTGTTAGCAAAAGAATCGCGGCGTCCTTTAATAAAACGCATAGCATCCTTGCCTAACTTGGTTGAGCCTAAGAGCGAAGCTTGATTCGCTTCACGAATCAGTTGTTCCCACTCTCCTTTGCGTGCGCCTGTATCTACTAAGCCTAAGTCCAAATACTTTTGGAACTCTGCGTCACGAACAGCTTTAATTTCCCCAGGTCTAATAGCCCCAGCTTTTTCAGCAAGCTTGTACTTATCAAAGATATCGTTGAATACAGTGAGCGCAGACTCAGTAAGTTCTTTTCCTCTGCCTAAATTGCCATTGGCGATAGCAAAAAAAGAGGCCGTGGTACCGTTACGTATTTGGGTAATGGGGCTATATACGGTCTTCGCCATCTGCGACATACCTTTTAAGCCCAAGAAAGTAGCGTAGTACTTGTTCTCTGCAAGACTTTGTAAAGCAGCAGGGACATCTTGAAACGCTCGAGCATGCTCTGTCTTTGCCCACTTATCAGCAAGAGGGCCAAACTTCAGACGTTCCGCATCGCTGTCACCACCGATCTTGGTCCACCCTTGAATGTCGCCCGTTTCACCTACTTCATTTGCTGTTTTCAAAAACTTTTGTTCAGCAGGAAGCAAATCGTTAAAGCCAGTAATGTCTCGAAAGTATTTACCTTTCGTTAGGAGCTTAGCTTGCCCCTCAATGGTTTCTTTTGCCTTAGTCAGCAAGCCTTCTTTACGATCCTCAAATCCTCGTTTACCTGTTTTAATATCTTTAAAAGTCCCATCCGCTTGTCTTGCTCGCATGAACACATCGGCATCACCCGTGTACTCACCCATCCACTCACGGACAGCGTGTAAGTTATCTAAAGTACGTCCCTTCAACGGGCCTTGACCGGCGGCTCGAATAACATCCTCATCAAACTGCATTCGTGTTTCCATGCCAGCAGAATCAAAGGTAGTGCGTGAGCGCAATTGATCTAAGATATCAATGGCTTCTTTCTCTAGTGCAGCTTCTGAATCGTACTTTCCTGTATCTTGTAACGCTTCTTTCAATTCCTTCTTAGCGTTATCAAAACTTTTAGGGGGTGGTTTGTAATCAACATCATGCAGCATGCGATAAGCGCGTGTGCCATAGTACTGTCGTTGATTATTAATCTGTTCAATCAATTGTGTATGCAACTCTGGGTTTAAAATACCTCGCTCACCACTCGTTAGAAGCTTGGATTGCTCGTCAATTAATTTGCGTATGTTTTGAGAAGCCTCAGCTAACTTGACGTGTTTAGTGCCTGCAAGAGAGACACGACCTGCAGCCAAATCCCCAATTTTTTCATCCAACTTTTTTAGTGCAGCTATCGAATTCCCTGGATCTTCCTTAAAAAGACTGTTGTTCAGCGCTTCAATTGCATCATCCTGAAGACCCTTGTTGAGAGCACCTGACTTTGCCAAGATCCTAAAGCCACGGTCAATTTGATCGAACTGTTTGCCCATTAAGTTATCAACAGCATTAGCTGCAGCAACTTGCGTGGCTTTGATATCTGCCAGTTCCCTGAAAGGCATTTCTCCCTGAAACGTAAACCATTTCTTGCGTTGATTATTCGCTCTTTGAATAGCTCGCCTAAGCATGCTGGGACTTTCTAAATCTTCAGGACGATTTAAAAATTTGAGAGGCGAGTCAGTTTCACGAATGTATTGAGCCGCTTGAGAATCAGAAATCTTCTGCATCGTCTTAGAAGTTGCCGCCCTATCCATGGCATACACACCCCCTTTGCCTATACCTTTAAGCAACTGAGGAATTCCAAGAATCAATGCAGCGCCTTCACCAGCTACCTTCAATCGATTACCAAGTTCTGCTGTAGCTTTCTCAATACCTTCAAGGTCTTCAGTTTTAGTGGCCTTCATCGGCTCAATGTCGAAGAAATCTCCCAAGAAAGACTCTACATCCTGTGTGGCCACAGCAAAATCTGCACCCATCAATGCAGCAACTTGAGCCGTGTCTCCTAAATTTTTAGCTTTAGCAATTTTAGCAGCCGCTGTCCCTGGAACAGCAAATTGCGTGATCAACTTGGCAAATTGACCGCCTTGGGTATAGACCTTCGGCGTAATATTTTCATAGAACGCACGCACCCGATCTGTATAACCAGGGTCATCAAGTAAAAGTTCAATGGGAGCAGCAGCTAATGTAGAGACACCTTCGACAGCTTTAACAAGACCTGCCGCACCACCACGAACTAAATCGCCCGTGGTCATGAAACTTTCAGATGCAGCGTCAACTCCGCCTATATCCCCCAATGAGCTTTCAATAATTCGCCGTGCTTCTTCGGGATCATCGGTGTCAACTTCAATGGAAGCACCGCTTCCTAAGTCAACAAGCATGACTTACAAAACGCCTCTCTCTTGGAGAGCTATCGCGGTTTTTACAATCTCATCATAGGCACTAGATTGGATGGTTGTTTCTTTACCATCTGCATCAGTCACTATTCTTTCTTGTTTAACAAATAAGCTTTGGGCTGGAGTGCCACCCTTCACTAATGCAGTGAGTTGTTCTTTGATGTAATCGCTTTTGCTTTTACCCAAAGCCATCTTCACAAGTTCTTCTTCTGAAGCATCTGGATAAGCTACCGCCAGCGTTTCTATCATTTCTTCTGTTTTTGATTTACCCGCTTTGATCTTATCCATTTCATCATGGAAAGCTTCAACACTTTTACCTAGAAAATTTACAGGGGCAGCACCCTCAACTGGTTGAGTCATTGCAGAGAAAGCTGCTTGCATCGCTCGACGATATTCAGGATCTGTCTTGATCCGATCCATAGAATTTATGATGGTTTGACCTGCCTCTAAGGGGAGATCTCCTATGTTCTGAAGCAATGACCTCCAGAAGCTTGGATCATCATCTGGATCGTCTTTGGGAATAACTTCTTCAGTAATGACCTCTTCTTCTTCTCCTCCCCCTAAAAGAGCCGCTCCTAATCCAGCACCCGTAAGTCCCAACGCTGCAGATTTACCAGGGTTTCTTGCTAGAGCTCCAAGCACTGGTACTTTCTTTGCAGTTTCCGCACCCCCTTTAATTCCTTTCCCAGCTGCTTTAACTCCCTTCATAACTAAAGAACCTAGTCCGTATTTTTGAACTGGACCAAATCCTTTCTCAGCTGCACCAGCACGACGCTCTGTAGAGATCTCACCACCTGCTGCAGCAAGCCAACGTTCGTCATCACCAATATCTTTAATGCCTTTCAGAATGTTCTTGCCTGGGAACCACCCAGATTCTTTAGATAAATCTAAAGCCTTACGCTTTTTCTTCTTGGAATCTTTATCTTTCTTTGTGGTTGAACTGCGTGTCACTACTGGAGGCTTGGGCGGTTGAAGGACACCAGCTACAACAGCAGGCATTGTGGTTGCAGTAATAACATCCTTGTCTGTAATGACATCATCACCATCGGCGGTTGTTTGCTCTGATACTTTTTCTTGGACAGATACTTCATCCATATCAGGCTCACCCGCTAGTTCTTGAGCAAGCGCTGCAGCAGCAGGCATTTCTCTAGCTATTTGAGATTGGGCATACCCCGCTGTTCTTCCGGCCCCTTTTGCTACAGGTACTTTTTCTTGTACATCTGCAACTTTCTTTAAAACTTTTGCAACCTTAGATCCTTTGTATCCAAGCGCTGCTAATCGAGCGGCTATAGCAGCAGGAGGAAATAACCATAAGGGAGCTGTCGCTGCTGCAATGGCCACATCTACAGGATCATTAGGATCAGCAATAAGGAAGTCAGTAATATCTCTAAGATTGACAGTGCCTTCAGCAGATTTATCTAATGAAAAGAAATCATCAGCCATTTCTAACCCGCTAGCGTAATCAGCAATATCGCCTGCAAATTCACCGGCAGCACCACCCCAATCTTTTAATGCAGCAATACCCGATGAGGCCATATCACCTATGTCCTCCAGCCAACCACCCTCCTGCATATTGATGGGAGCTACACCACTCATGATGCCAGACCCAGCACGCTCACCAGGAGTTTGAAACATAGGCCGACTAAGAGCATCGTCGTACATTAATCCCCTCCTCTGCCGCTAAAGAGGCTGTATATGTTGCCTATGTTCCCCAACGCTTGCATAAATCCAGAAGGCGTTTGGTTGTAACCCATGCCGCCAAGGCCAGTTGACATGCCTCGTGTAGTACGCGCCATGTACGGTTGAAGACCACCTAGCATTGTCATCCCACGTTGCATACGCATCCAAGGTTCATCAGCCATCTGTGTGGCAGCTTGATAACGATAAAGTTGATTTGCGTCTCCAATACCTCGACCTATTTCACCCAAGCCACCTAACGTACCAATCTGACCCGTCAACATGTTGTAACCTTGCTGGCCTAATCCTGCGATTCCTTGAGCCGCTGCACGCTCAGCACCTCGTGCGCGTCCAAATTCTCCCATGCCTGCCCGTTGGGCACCTTCATAACCTCGTTGACGAATACCACCTAAAGTTTCGCCAAGACCTCTGCCAAATCCACGCTGAGCTTCTTCAGCAAGCATGCGCCCTCGAGAACCACCGAAAGCCCCAGAACTTAATGCTTGCTGGCGTCGTTGAATACCTGAACGTTGTTGTGCTTCCTGAGCATCGCGAATGGTTTGCTGGACAACATCTTGTTCATAGGGGTTGTAATACTGTTGCGTCATCCATGGGTTGTATTCCCCTGTGCTTCGACGCATGAGTCCTTGCGCTTCTGAAAGTTGACCGCCAAAACCACCTAACCCGCCAGCTAAGTTACGTGCTTGAATCTCAAGAGGGGAAAGTCCTCCTGCTCGACGAATAGGAATAGGGATCGGTTGGTTGATCATGCCAGAAGACTGGCCAGGTACCCCAAAATAAGCGCCACCCATCTGACGTGCTAATTTTTCACCCCATGGAGCCACGCCCGCCGTGGTGTATGAAGGCATGGGCATTGGCTGTGTCGTACTGGACTCTTGCTTTTTAGATCCAAAAAGATCAGTGAACCAACCCATTACGTTGTGACTCCTGCGGCTTTTTCACCCGCTCGTTGAAGACGATACATTTCTCTAGCACCTATGCGGCGCTGCTCTGCCTTATCTTTAGGATCAGCCCCATTCAATCGACCAATGCCACGCAATGCTGCAGCATTCGTCACGAACTCGCCATCACTTAACATGGCTTTAATGTCATCACTTTTCTCTGTGCCTGGACCTTCAATGAGAGCATTAACACGAGGGTATCCAGCAATGCCACCCACTGCCAAACTCACGTCTGTTTCTGGCTCTGGCTTATCTTCCTCTCTATCAAACAAATCTCTTAAGAACCCGCCAATGCCTCGGCCTGACCCTCCAAAAAATGGCAAGTTGCCTAAGCCTAAAAGATTTCCTATGCCTCCTCGAATATTCCCAAGAAAATCACCGCCTCGGTCAAGTAAATTAGCAATGCCCCCTTCAGGACCAAAGAGATCTCCAATGCCAGGGATGGCACCTAGTAAATTTTGTATGCCCCCAAGGCCACTGGTTACTAAGTTTCCAAGAAATTCACCACCTAACCCAGGTGGTAACCCAGAAGTCTTTCCCAACCAATCTCCAAGCTTGGTCTTCCAATCTGCCTCATCTACACCTTCGAAAAGATCATCAGGAACATTAAGACCATTAGCAGCAAGGTCATCAATTAAAGCATCCAATGATTCTCTGTCAGTGGAGAAATCAGGAATAGATCCCTCCACATCATCAAGAATATTGGAAAAATCTGGCGTTAATTCAGGCAATTCAATATCAGAACCACCTCGTCTATTTCTCATCCAATTGAGAAGATTTCCAATAGCGCCTGGACCTGTCCCAGGAGGTACGTGATGTTGAAAACCTGGGTCAGTTAAATCAATTTCACCAGCTAGAACTTTGTCCATAAGTTCAGGCGTCCAGAACCCTTCATCCCAGTTATAACCAGGGATAGAAGGTGGTCCAGTACCCCCCGCTGCAGGGGGAATACCATCACTTGGGGCAGAGCTTATGGGGCCAGGATCACTGGGGCCAGGATCAGTAACAACTTCTGGAGGTGGCTCAGGCCCACCCTTGGGTGGAGCAATGATGGGCGCTGTAGCCATGGTGGGGGCGTATTCCATCCCTGGCATTAGCGGGTAAATACCGCCTTCAGGGCCACCTGGTAAATTCCATGAAGGCGCCAATAAATCCGTGGCCCCAATGCTAAGTTGTTCTTCTAGACTAGGAGGGATCTGGAGAGAATTAATAATCTCCAGCAGCTTGTCATCATAGACTTGGGGATCAACCGCCATTAATGCTTCATCCGCACGAAGTTACAGGCATCTCGTAGCATATCACTCTTCATTCTGTCTCGCGTCATCGGCCTTTCGATAGTACTCAATGACCGATATCACCTGCCGTATGTACCTTTTAACCTCTGCCATGTTATTCGACAAGTTCTCATAGCCCTTAGTGGTCAGGCCATACCATGCATGAGAGGGTGCTTCCCCCTCTCTCAGGTCATTTAAATATTCCTCCATGGTGTCCGGTGTCAAGACCTTCCACTCCACTGGAAGCGCTTTGATCTGGTTAGGAAGCGGCGGATGGTACATGGGTGCAGGTCTTTCAATGGTCACCACCTCCACAGGCTTGACCTCTGGCGGGGTAAAGCGCGAGCCACCCATAAAGGAGCAGCCGCTACTCAGTAGCAGGAGTATCGGTAGTATCGTCTTCATCAAATTGGTGTGGATCACTGATTCTTTCTAGGTCATCACCTACTCTTGCGGTCCCTCGATTGATCATTTTCTCCAGTAATTCAGGCTTGGTCATGCTCAGCATGTTGAGATCGTGCTTCGCAAACTTCCCACGGAGTTCAGTTATCTCTTCTTGTGCTTCAGAACTGGCGGTAGAGAGTTGAGTAATACGAGCCTGACTCTCCTGCTGCTTCTGTAACTGCTCTTCTATTCGAGTGTTCTGGGTAGAGATGGTGCTTTCCAGTAGCTCTTGGTTGTTCATCGCCTGTTGCAACTGCGTAGCCATAGCCTCTTTCTCAGCTTCTGACTTGTCATAGTACAACTTGAAAGCCCCTCCCATCCCAGCGATGACAAGGAGCAAAACTGCGGATAACTTAAATCCCATCTTTTAAGGTATACACTTTAAGTGGTTCCGATTTTCCCTTGACCTGTATGGAATCCACATACTCGGCCCAATCGGGGCGATATTGTACCGTAGATTCCCCAATCAGAATCCAAGCTTCGTAATTGCGCGTCTGGCCCTCGAGCCTTGAACCTACGTTGACGGCATCCCCGAGCACAGAATAATCAAATCGACTCTGACTCCCCATGTTCCCCACCACGCATTGCCCTGTATTGATACCTACTCCGATGTTGAGATGAGGCAATCCTTCCGCATCCAGCTGAGCATTGAGATCATCCAAGATAAGTAACATGTCTCTAGCCGTCAGCATGGCTCGTTCAGCATGATCCTCACAATCCAAGGGCGCACCCCAGAAAGCCATGATGCAATCGCCCATGAACTTATCCACAGTGCCTCCGTGACGGAGCACACAATCGGTTAACTGTGTTAACAATCGATTAATAAGTTCGACTAATGCTTGAGGGTCTTCCTGTAACTTTTCTGAGATCGGTGTGAATCCCACAATGTCAGAGAAAAGAAACGTCATGGTCTTGGTTTCACCACCCAAGCGAAGAAGCGATGGGTCATTTTCTAACTGCTTCACCAAGTCAGGTGAAACATATGTACCGAACTGTCCTCGAATCTGTAGCTTGAGACGATATTCAGCGATCATTCGCTGGGCAATCCCTGTTCCACCCACCAAAAAGCTCGTTAACAGGGGAAATGCGCCATCAATGAGGATTCCTAAGCGAACATAGCCGTAGACCGACGCAGAGGCTGCTAGAGCACCGCTGCCAATAACTAATGCCCCAACCCAAGTTACAGCTAAGAATCGCGTGACGAGCGTTGTCGTAAGCCCAAAAATGAGCATCGCCAGAAATTCAGCACTTAATGCCCAATCGGGACGAACAGGTGCCGTTCCTTGGATTAATGTCTCAAAAAGTGCTGCTTGAATCCGATGCGGATGCAATTGACCCATCGGCGTTGGCACCATCGGACTAATTCCTGCCGCCGTCACCCCAACAAAAACAATTCGACCTTCTACATTAGAAGTCAGGGTGGTATTCCAATCTACCCACACCCGTCCGACGCTATCTGTTTCGATGGTATTAAAATTAGGAACACGCACAGCTTGGATACCTGCGTCACCTGCCTTCACTTGGTAACTAGGATCACCTGCTAATCCACGCAACACATCCAAACCTAATGCCGGATACAACGCATCGCCCACACGGATGACCATCGGCACCCTTCGAACAAGACCGTCTACTTCAGGAACTGAATTCACTACACCCGTACCCACAGCATTTTCTTGCAGCAATGCAACGTTAGGGAGAATGCCTGGATACTGAAGCGTGTTTTCTTTAACAGGCCCAAGTGTAGCTACACCAATATGCCAACCTTCCTGACGCGTAGTGTCCGTGGTCGCCACTGCTGAAAGAAACGTAGGCAACCGCTGCATGCTTTCGGCAAATGTCTGATCACCACCAAAGCGATCTGTCTCAGGGAAGAGCACCGTGTACACCACAGCCGATGCTCCTTTGGCCAGTAGCTCATCATTGAGCGCAGCCAACTGACTACGAGGCCACGGCCATTGACCATGGGTAGCTAACGCATCCTCATCGATGTCATGAACAGCCAAGTACTCGCTGGGTCTTGGGTCGCCTAAAGAAAACAACGCATCAAAGTATTTAAGTCGAAGGGTTTCTACCGGCCATGGATCGAAAATGCGTAACGCTACCAACCCAACAAGCACTACCAACGCATGTTTCACGTGAAACCTTAGTTCTCTTGCATAATCGTGATGGTCTTATTGCAGTTGCTGCTGCAGTTAAAGGTGGCGCTATAAGACTTGTTCGTTGTGCCCTTCTGTACCACGGTCACATCGTAGTCATC